ATACTCGACATGGCGCACCGCGCGGCCGTTGACGTAGCGTTGCACCACGAGCCACACTTCGTCGCGCAGCCCGTCTGACGAGGGAATCACGGCCACGGACTCCGCTTTGGCTGCCACGGTCTGTCCGCTGTCCGAGTACCCCCCGAGTTCGTGCCGATGCCAACCGGAGACTTTATCCGCCCGCGAATAGGAAAAGCCCAACAGCATGCCGTCGTTCCGTACCGCCCACACGACTTTGGTCCGCTTCCGCTGGTAGGCCAGTTCCTTGATCCCGGACGAAGCATCCGGATCGCCTTTACCGACGTGCTCCGCCAGCACGGTCATATCGAACGCATCGAAGGCGTTATTCTCGTAGGAATAGACGAGTTCATAGAGTTCGCGGCCGCCGGCGGCCACATGCAGCACGGAGTTCCCCACGCGCATCGGCGCCGCCAGGGTGCTCCCGTTCGCCGTGGATTGCTTGGCGTTGATGTTAGTAGGCGTGATGGCTTCCCCGAGCGCGGAGGGGCTGACCAGCCATTCGCCCTCAAACGTCCCGATCGCGATCCCGTTCGCCGTGCCCCGCATCCACCGGATATTCTGCACGTCGTCGGAGTTCAGGGTAAACGACGCCGCATTGTCGTCGGCCACGGTGCCCGTGGTATCCGAGGACGCCATGTTTTCATAGTCGCCCACTTTAGAGAGATCGATCCTCGCGGGAAAATCCGGCACTCCGCCCATACACAGCCGGTCCCCAAAAAACGTCCCGCACGACGGATACCCGGTGGTGTCGGAATAGACTCCCATGCGCCAGTCGGTTTTCGCGGCGGTACTGGTCAGGGTGTTGATGACCGTCACCGTGACGACGGTGGTCGAGGTCCAGCCCGTGATGAGGACGTAGCCCCACACCGAGCCCTGCCGGATCCGGATGTAGCGCCCCACGTCGGTCGAAAGGAAGCCCTGGTCGTCGTTAATGCCCGTGGTGGCTGAGGCCGTGAGCGTCACCCCGGTCCCCGGCGCGAACGCGCTCGGGGTCAACGTGGTGGCGGTGGTGTTCATGGGCAGGTACGGCCCATCCAGGAACGTGATAACGGCCAGCGTCCACGAGGTGTCCGACGCCCGCACCAGCGTGCGCGGGGCATAGTCCGGATGAAAGATGTAGAGCGTGTCGGCCGACTGGACAAATTTCAACTCAAAGAGATCCGCTTCGACGTAGGGCGAGGTCAGCGTATAGACTTCTTCGACGGTGCCCCCCGAGCTATAGGCGGTGTAGCTCGTGCTGTTGACGTTGGTCCCGGCCACGGTTTTCAGTTCAAACGTGTTCGCCCCTGCGTTGACGTTCGCCACCGTGAACCGCCGGTTGTTGACTTCGACCATGCCGACGACGCCGGAAATATCCACCTGATCGCCATTGGCGTAGGTGTCCGATCCGGAGTACGTCACCACGGCGGGGTTCGCTTGCGTAATGCCCGTGATGTTCTGGCCGGTGAGCGTGATCGGGCCCCCGTTTTTCTTGAACCGGATATACAGGTCCCCGAATTCCAGGACATAGGCTTGCGTCGTGCTGTATTTGAACGCGACCAGCCGTGTCGCCTTCGTGGAGTCCTTCACTTCGTCGCAAAAGTAGGTGCCGGGGCGGCGGGTGAGCGGGCCTTGCACCAAGGGGATCCAGTTGAGACAGGTCGCGAGCGAAGACCGATACCGATCGAAGTCCACCCGCCCGTACATGAGCGGGGAAAGTTCGCCGCCGTTGAAACTGGTCTGGATGGGACTTGCGCCGGGCATTAGTACCCGCTGCCTCCCGCGCCGATGATCCAACTCCGATCAGTCTGGAAGATCGACCCCTGCTGTCGGGCCGCAATCCAGCTATCCTGTGGTTCCTCTTCGGGAATACGCTCAAAGGCGTTGATCCGTTTGGCCTCGCGTTTCAACTCCAGGTATTCCGCATTCAAGGCCTGCTTTTTCGTGTTCGACTGCGTGATGACTTCGCAGAGATGCCAGGCGATCTTGCACGCCAGCATTTCCACAAAGAGGGCGTCGAACTTCGTGGGGTCCGTGATCTTCGCCACGTACCGGATTTCCAGCGAGGTCCCGTCGTTCGTCAGAATCGCGGGGCTGCCCTCGTGATTCTCGATCTTCCAATCCAGCCCGAGCCGCGCCGGAAGCAGAATCCGCAAGGCGTCGGCGGGCAACGGAAAGGCGTAGCTGTACGTGAAGTCCGGGGCCGTGGCGTGCGCCGCGAGGGTCGCCCGCTTCAGCGAGAAGTTCCACATGGCGGCCCGCAATTCTCGATCCCGCAAGGGCTCAAAGCAGACATTGCAATGCCGCGCATTGCTGTTGTCCTCGTCCAACGACACAATGCGCGACTGCCCGATCTTTTGCAGCGCCAAGTTGCAGATTAAGACATTGCTGACCGCCATTAGCGCATCTCCTTCGCGTAGCCATTCTCTAACAACGACCCGCTGAGACTTTCCTTGCCGCGCGTGATCCCGCCTAACAAGCGCCCGAAGCTATCCCGCTTGCAGGCGGTCAGTTCAGAGGGGCCAGCCTTGAGCCACGCCGTCGTAAATTCCGTCGCCGCGTCATACCCTGCCTGCCCCTTCTCTGGTGTATCGACACCAAGCAGCCGTACCCGTTCTTCCGCCGGAATGCCGACATGGAAGAGGATGAACGTATCGCCGTCGATCACGCGCTTGACGTGTTCCGGTTGCACGGTGAATGTGAGACACAATAGCAAGAGGGCATGTCGCATCGGGACTCCTCTCGGGTTACTTCTGCTCGCCGCCCGCGATCGCATCCTTCGCGGATTGATAGTTCTCCTTGCCGTCCTCGTAGGCTTTCCCCGCCACATCCACAAGATCATGGGCGACTTTCTGGATCTGTGTGAGGGTCTTGCCACAACCGGCCAACGCCACCGCGAATCCAAGAATGAGAAGTACCTTCATGTCTAAACCTCCTTTGGTTTGTTATTGTCCTTGTTTGCGGACCCTGCACTACTTCCGAAAAAGTAACTGATGATCGCCATCCAGGCCGGCACCAACGCGCCCAACAGCATGAGCATCACGTCATGCGAACCCTGGGGCATTTCGATGAACAACAGGGTGAACAGAATGGCGAAGAATCCTGCGGTGACACTGACCGCCAGAATCTTCATAATCCAGATTTGCATGGCCCTCGTGTCGGCTGTAATCTGCTCCGCGTCCATCGGTCCCCCTCAGTTATTTCCATCCGTTTCGGTAGGTCTGTCGTTCGATGGCCCGTAAGCGCTGCTCCTGGTCCTCCGTTCGGCGCTCCAACTCGGCAGTACGCGGGGCAAGGGCGGCCCGCTCATTGAGGATGGCGCGGATACTAGCCAGGTCCTTTTCAATACCTGCTGACCAAATCCCAACAACCACCCCACACAAAACAAGGATAAGGCTGCAAGCACCAAGGAAGGGCCGTGAGAATAGCGCGTTGATTTCCCCTGCCTGCTCACTGTCCTTGTTGACCATACTGCCCCCATCGCCTCCCCCTCACCGCTTCGTCCGCTTTGGACATTGATACTGGACATGCTTCCAGCTTTCGTTGTGCTTGAAGGCCATACCACAAAACGGACAGGTGTAGCGCTTCATGCCATCACCTGCACAGTCGTAACCGGAGGCGGATCGAGCACGTTTAACTCAAAGGCGTTGACCCCATCCAGGCAGTTCAGGAGTTCGATGAATCCCCGCTGACTACTCGCCAACATGGGTTTCTCCCAGGTTCCGCTAAATTCCTCTCCGACGAGGATGCATCCCTGCGTGTCTTCCGTGGTGTTGCCCCTATGAAATAGCACAGACGATCGATTAGGTACACCCTTCAATTCAAACGTCCATCCAAACTTCGGGGAGCGCACGCGCTCGCACCGATACCGTCCAGGTGGGATACAGGAGATATTCTGTTGATTGTCGGCCCAGGGCCGCTCCAACGTCAGCACAAACGGCACCGCCCCGAAGCGCAACACCCCGAACGTCCCACGTCCAGACTGGCCGACTCGTATCAAATCCAGTACCATCCGTTACCCCCTCCTCCGACGACGATACCATGGGTACGCGCTCCCCGTAGAGGCGGGAGGCGTGATGAACCATTCGTGATCGACGGGGTTGCTCAACCCGGCTTCGTAATAGAACTTCGGCCGCACCGGGTTCGGCCAGTCCACTTGGAAGAAGGGCTTCGTATTCGCCTGGTTCAGCCGGTCAAAATTCAGCGGAGATTGCTGGTCCTGGTGCTGCGCCACGCGCCGAATCGGGTTCGGGAATTGCCCCGGCACGAAGGGGTTGGGCGGCGCAACATATTGCAGCGTGGTCTGAGTCGTCGCCTGATATTCCGGCTGCTGGACATACTTCCGCAGAACGGGGTTCGGCCACTCACTTTGAGTAAAGGGCAACGCCTCTTCGCCTAAGACGCGAGAAGATCCAGCGTAGACCGTCCTGGTTCGGATGATCGGGTTCGGCCACTCGCTTTGGCTGAACGGGGTGGCAGCGGGGGCTACCGGCTCTCCCGCATACCGATGGTGCACCGGCACGATTTGCCTGGTCAGAAGGAGCGGGTTCGGCCAGTCGGCTTGTG